TCATCGTCGACCTCCTCTCTTCGCGTTCGCCACCTTCCACAGCGTACCCGGCTTTGGGCTAGGCTTTCGGGTGTGGCGGGTGAGCTGCCCGGTCTCGGTGCGAAACCAGTAGTCGAGCACCAGGCACCCACGGCGATTGCAGTAGCGAACCTCTGTTTTGACGTGCGTCTGTGTCTCAGTCATCCTAACACCTCCTCGAGCGTGGCAAGCAGTTTCAGATCCCGAGCTCGCCAGTACCACATAGTACGGTTGCCGTCTCTGCCGCTTCGCTTACACTCGTTAGCCCTGAAGAGGTCGATCCCGAACAGCCCAACCGGGCACAACGTGCCCGGCGGCAAGTAGCGCTGATCGCCGGGTGACGGTGTCGACTCTCGGTGAAGAAACAGCAGCCAGACAGGGATTCCTGTCACACGCTGGCAGTCACGATAGTGCGTCCAGAGCCGATCGTGGATCCCAGTGTTCCAGCATTGGCCCTTGCGGTACCACGCGAACCGGCTTTTCTGCTTCACCTCCACCAACCGCACACCGTCCGTGGTCACGCACATCAGGTCAGGACACACGATCGCCCTTTCACCCTTGTAGGCCACTGGTGCGCCTCCCTGGTGGCTGTGAAGAGTGTAGTTCGGTGAGCCAATCGGGATCACGGTGTGTCCTTGGCGCAAGAGCCAGTTAGAGACGATGGACTCGCCAGCGTGGCCGAACGCGAGAGAGTCTTGAAAATTACGCGGTGACGACATGCAGCACGCTCCCCAGCGCTTGGTGCGCCTCTGTGAAATCGTGAACACGTTCGCCCATGTAGAGGATCGCTTGACCCTGCAACGGTGCTCCGCTGGGCTTGCCTTCTGGGTCCACGAATTTGATGCGGCCAGCAGGGAAGCACACTGCACTAGCTGCCCGGAGCATCCGACGAAACCACGCGGTCTCGGTGGCGTTGTTGACGAGCACGATCGCCTCTTCGATCTCGCCAGACTCGTACTTCGACGCGACAGCCTCAGCGAACTGCGCGATCAGTGGCTGTGCGTACGGTGGATTGAGCCACACTTGTCCGTGCCAGGGTTGCTTAAGCCCGTCCTGCTCCGCTGTGAAGATCTGTTTTGCGCCAACCGTCTCGTTGGCAATCGGGCTGCTGGCTGGGTCGAGATCAATCTTTCCCAAACAGGTGCGGGCAGCCTCTATGAACACGCTGGGCGTGTACCACTCGTTGTTCCCACTGTTGTGGGCGACGTGGACCGCTTTGGGTTGAGCCTGCTCCTTTGCTCGAGTGACGGTGCGGGCCTGGCCTTGCTGGACGGCCTCGAGACACTGGCGCTGTTCATCGTGCGACAGATCCAGGATACCGACAGCGTCACGGGCTCTCAGCGTACCGTCGATGCAGGCTGATACGATCTCGGGCGCGGCTTCGCGCTTCAGCTTTTTGGCGCGGGCGATCCCGCGTGCGCTGGTGCCGATAGCCTCGGCAGCGTGGTCTTGGGCGTTGCCCTTTTTGCCGCCTCCAGCCTCTTGCCCATGGGCAAGAGGCTGGGGTGTTGCTCCGCCCGTGCTAGTGACGAGGCGCTTCTTCGCCTCCGCAGCGTAGTACTCCTCCACCTCAGCGCCGACGAAGCCGAGCTGAGTGGGGTTCAGATGGCGCCGGTGCAGGTTTAGGCTAAGCACGTACGGGAGGAGCTCCGCGTCGGTGCCGTCGAACGTGTAGAAATCTGGTTTCACGCCAGCGGCAAGACACGCTCGGTAGCGGTTGCGTCCGTCGATGATCGATCCGTCGGTGTGAAGGCAGATCGGATCTCTGAGTCCGTGCTCTGCGATGTCGTTAGTGAGGGCGTCGAACTCCTCGCCGCTGAGCAGCGGGAAGAGGTTTGCCAAAGGGTGGTACTGTCGCTCTGTCACTGTGTCTCTCCTCATGTGAAAATCTGTCGTGTGCGGTCGAATCGGATGTAGGCCTCGGCGGGTGCCTGGCCTTGCCTCTGCTTGTCGATGACGATCATCTCCTGGCCGTCTTCCTCGTGAAGGAACAGGATCGCGTCGGCGTCCTGCTCGAGCTGGCCCGTCTCTCGAAGATCTGCTTTCGTGGGCCTGGGGTTGGGGTTGGTCCGGCTCGCCCTCTTCTCAATGCCACGGTTCATCTGGCAGAGGAGGAGCACTGGTATGCTCAGCTCCTTGGCGAGTGCCTTCAATTGGCGCGAGCAGTCAGCCAGCTCGTTCTCGCGGCTGTGGTACTCGCCCACGCCACTAAGTAGTTGAAAATAGTCGACGATCAGGAGGTTAAGGGGTTTGGCCCGGTGCCACTGTCGCACCTGTGCCCGGATCTCTCCGATCGTCTGCTCGGCGCCATCGTCCAGACACAGATCCCAGCCCGCCATCCGTTCAGTGGCTCGTGTGAGGCTGTCGTATCGGCTGACGTCGATCCCGCGTTCTCGGCGCATGTCGGCAGTCGAAACGCCAGACATGCTCGAGAGCCACCGCATCGCGAGTTGGGTCGCGGCCATCTCGAGCGAAACGAACCCGACGCGTCCGCCCTCGCTGAGGAGGTGGCGTGCCCACTGTAGCGCCAACGCCGTCTTCCCCTGGCCTGGGCGTGCAGCCAGAACCACGAGATCGGGCGGCAGCACTACGAGGAGTTCGTCTAACTGGCTGAGGCCAGACTTCACCAAGCCCGCTGCGCCGTACTGATACTCTCGGATCGCGTCCCAGGTGGCACCCAGGATCGAATGCATGGTCTGGGGCTCGGCGGGCGCTCGGTTGGCCTCCTCCTCTGCGGCCTGGGTGAGCAGGTCGAGAGCGTGGCTCGCAGTCAGGCTACTAGTCACGTCGTGGTGTACGCGAGCTGTGGCCAGCCACACCGAGCGACGGCGAAACGCGTCCTCTACCAGTCCAGCGTAGTAGGTGGGCCCGATCGCGGTGACGTGGTCAGAGAGTTCGGTGACATACGGCAGGCCACCGAGGTTATCAATCCACTGGGCTGCGACGGTGACCACCGTCCCCAAGTCGATCATGCCGTGTTCACGGTGTGCTGCTGCCATCGCTCTCCAGACAAACTGATGCCTGCAATCAATGAAATGCTCGGGTGTTAGCCTGTCGCTGAGCTCGGGCCAGTGCTCGGGCTGTAGGAGCAGTCCTCCTAGCACGTGCCGCTCGGCCTCTACTGCGCTGGGCGGTTCCAGCCTCAGGTGCGAAATTTCGCGATCTGCTGTTCGAGTAGCCACTCTATCTCCTCCTCTGTGTGGGGTTGGGGTGTCGCTCTGTGGGTTGGTGTGTCGCTGGCTGGCTCAGCTCGCTTGGGAGCTCGAGCGTGGGGCTTCAGCTCGCCCTCGCGGGTGAGGAGCTGTGCCACGTAGCCCCAGGGAAATCGTGCGCGGTGGATCGCCTCCCAGATCTCTGGGCTAATCTCGCTGGGCTGTGTGCGTGCAAGGAACACCTGGAGTCTATCACGGACTGTCGATTTTACGCGCTGGGGTGCGCTCCGCTGGTGTGGAGCGAGCGCCTGAACCCAGCGGGCTGGGACCTCCACCGATCGGTGTTGCGCCTTTGGTGCGGTTGGCCTGGTGACCACTGCGGCTCGGTAGCAGTAGGAACGCGGGCCAGCGCTGACGCGCTCGAGCACTCCGAGTTCCACCAGGCCCTTCAGTGCGCGCTGTAGCGAGCGAGCCGATCCCGCAAAAATCGAGGTCAGCGCCTGGGTGGTGGTGTCAGCGTTGGGCGCTGAACACACGAACAGGGCTATCGCAAACTGTTGGTCTGTGATCTCGCCTGCTGTGTGGAGTGCTGCTAGTCGTTTCATCACGTCCTCAGTCTGGGTGTGCGCGACCGCCAGGGAGCAGTCGCACACCCCTTAGATCTACTCTCTCCGAAGGAGAGAGTCTTCTTTAGAACATCGCAAGTCTCAGGCCAAGATCGGGCCATCGTCGGATCTGTCGTTGCTGTGGGCATGATCGGCCTCTCCTCGGCTCGGTTTTGGGCGAGTCAAACGACAGTCAGACGACAGTCAAGCGACAGCCCATTTTCTAAGCCCCTGTTCTCGCAGGGAAAAAGTGCCGTTCCAAACGACAGTCAAGCGACAGTCAAACGACACGGCCCCAAAATGGGTGGCTTCCTGGGTGCGTGTATCCGTCAGATCACAGTGTGTCTGTACGCACCCAGGAGGCCAGAGAAACGACGATCGCGACACACACAGAAACCACGATCGTCACTGGGCAGGGTGATCGTAACCGTCCACTTGTAATGAAATGTGACTGCCCAGATGGGTGCCTGTCGCCCTGTGGTGCTTCACTCCTGCTGTGTACCGAACATCTTGCAGGTCTGCTGTCTATCAGTACAGGGCGACAGACTGAGGCGCTGGGTGGGAGCGGTGCGGCTCCCTGTGCCGTAACTGGTGACTGTTACGGTTACGGCACCCCAGCAGAAGTGATCACTCCTGATCAGTCTGATCAGGCTGTGGCAGGAGCTCTCCGGGCTCGACCTGAAGTGCGCGGGCGAGCTTCAGCAGTGTAGAGACGTACGTGTCACCACCATCTAGTTCTATCCTGGCCAGCGTTCGCACTGGAACGCCCGCCTGACGTGCTAGCCAACGTTGCGAGATCCCTCGCGATTCTCTAATCTCTCGTGTTCGTAACATAACGTGTGACACCTCCTGACGTATGTGTGTGATCATACTGTGGACTGACGTGTCTGTCAATGTTTTCTGTCACGAGTGGCACTTTTTTGTTGACACAGCATGCCACAAGTGGCATACTCTAAACATGACAACGTGATCACACACTGATCACACAACACACAGGAGACTAACTAATGACGACACTCAACCTCGACACCGTCTACACCGTCACCAGCGATCGCTACGGCCACTCGTTCACGTTCACCGAGAGCGAGCTGCCCGCCATCGAGCGCCTGCTGGCGTCCATGTTCCCCGGCACCGAGCTCCACGACGTGGGCGGCTCGATCGTCGACGAAGACGGGCTCGAGTTCGCCGAAATCGCGTCGCCCGAGTGGCTG